CTATTCTGTTTAAACAATTCTTTAGCAAAAAAATCAATCAATGTCTTTTGTTCTTTATCACCAATTAAGAAAAATGGTCTTTTCTTTTGGTTTCCTACAGCTTTTAAATTCTGAAACTTACTAGCAAAGAATAATATAGCTTGTTTAGGATTAGCTTTTTGTGTCATATTAGATAACATTTGCCCACTAAAATTCAAATCAGGGAATCTAACTTGTCTGCCTTTTTCTCGTCTAAATGCTTTGTATTCAGGTTTATATGGTCTAAAACTTATACCATCTGCACTTTTACCTTTTTGTGTACGATTTCTAATTAATCCTAACAGGAACTCTGCTGTTCTACCTAATGCTATTTTAACTTGATTGGGTTGTTCTCTTAATTGTTGATTGATTTTACGTCTTAATCTACGGTCATCAACCTTTGGGGTAATCTTCATCTAATCAATCTTAGTCTATGATAAGGTTCTTTCTCTGAAGCTGTAATTGTACCAGAATTATCATCATCATATTCTACTCCATCTCTAAGCACAGCTTGAAATTCTTTAGCATATTCTGTTTGATAATATTTCTGCATCATTTGGAATCTATCCAAATTATCTGTTGAATTAAATTTAGTTAATAATGGACAGCAATAATCAGCAATCATTTTAAATACAGAACATCTTTTCCATTGTGTTGCTGTAAGTTTTGTTTCGTCCATTTCTATTGTTTCTAATACTGAAATATCTTCTTGTATGTTTCTTTGGTAAACTGGAAACCACTCTATTCTTAATTGTCTTTCAATCTCTGCTTTGGCAAGAGCATGGTAATCTGTAGGTGATGTAAAACTTGCTACACCAAAATCTAATATATCTGGCTGATAAATTTGTAAATCTGCGTCTGTAGAAAAGTTGCTCATAAATTCCTTTTATCTATCTGGGGGTATATTTCAACCCCCAGAATTATTACACTAATTACAGTGCAGCGTCCGTAGTTACTTGGCAGCCATAGTCATCTTTAACTACACCTGTTCCGTAAGTTACAGTTGCAACGATTTCAGTTGCTCTTAGAGAAGCATCTCTTTGAGTTTCAATTTTGAAATCTTGTTTCATCGCTAAACCTAATGATGCTGGGTGGAATACTCCGCCAACTGCATCATCATTAACATCAATAGAAATGTTAGAGTTTTCAAATAAATCAATACCGAAAACAGTTCCAACATAACCTGATTTAAGAATTTCATTTCCAGTCATTCCTAAAGCATTTGCACCAGTTGAGTAACCAGCGTTAGTTAATGATTTTTTTAGGTTGAACATAGCTTTTGGATTGAACACACCATAGTATGGTCTTGGTACATTCAATGCTCTTAAAGTTGCTTCAGCTTTTAATAAAAGATCAGCAGTTAATTCAGTTCCAGCCGCACCTAAGTCGTTGCCTGATGCAAATGAAGCGAATAACGCTGCTAAGTCTGTATCAACTTTGTCAGCAATAGCATCACCGAATAATTTACCGATGTCTGCTGCTACGTTTCTAGAAGCTGAATCTCTACCAAGATCAGTTAAAGTAGTCATTACTCCAACTTCACTTGCAGTGATTGTTGCTTCTGTTGGGTTTACAGCAGTGTTTGATAAGTCAGTTGCTTCTGCTACTGCTGCTGCTGAGATTGCTGGGTACACAGGTACTGCAATCTGTTTTCCTTGTCCACTAATATTGTAACTAGTTACAAGTGGTCTCATTACTGAAGTTTCTTGAAACGTGAAAATCGCTTCTTGAATAATCTCAGTATATAGTTCCGAGAGAGTGGAACTTGTTGTTTCATTAGCCATGTTTATTCTCCTTTTTGGTTAGTGTTAGCCAATTACTAAGTTCGCCTTCATTCCACCTTGATTTCTTTGATTACGCATTTCTTTGTAAATCTTTCTGTGTTCTGGATTATTCATATCCAAATCACTCATCTTCATAGGCTGTGGTGTATCGCCACCAATCCCACTTTGGCTACCAGTTCCACTAGGTGTTGCTGATAGATGATGCGGATTGTTTTTCAGATATTCAGATACCAAATCACCTACGGTCATTGGTTCTCCTTTATCTGTGTATCGTGGTGTTCCATTATCTGAAACTACCTCAACACTTCCTGAGTCATTTAACTTTACACTATTTCTTAATAAAGATTTAACTTCATTAGGATTTATAGCTTTCAAAGTAGAAGCAGTATTAACTAATTGCTCGTCAATTCTAATCTTCTGTAACTCAGAAACCAGCTTTGAAATTTCCTGATCTTTTTTAGATACAGTATCTTTCATTACTTTTTCAAACTCACCTCGCTGTAAAGCAAGTTCTTGTTCTTTCTGTTTCTTTTCCTCTATTAGCTTTTTAGCTTCTTCAATGTCCACTCCGTCTAGTTTATTAGATACAGATTTTTTATATCTATCTAAACGTCTTTGAACTATTGCTTCTACTTGATCTTCAGTAAATGATTTAACATCTACTGGTGCTTCTTTCGGTGCTTCAACAGTTTCCTGATTTTTTGAAGGAACTTCAGTTTGTTCCACCGAGTTTTTATTTTGCTCGTCCATATTTACTCCTAATTTTTATTGCCTATTTTGTCAATTACAAATCCCAATCAGGATCAGTAGGTTGCCAGTGGTGTCGGCAATTATAACCACCACGAACAACAAATGGATCACCCTGTGCTTTTCCATTCCAAGTTTGGGTACTCCAAATTCTTCTAATTTCTTCTTCACTATAGACTTTGTTTACATTTCTTCTACAAAAATCCCTAGAATCTCTAACAGTTGTGCCTGAATATTTATAATGCGTTAATCCTAATTCATCTGCTCTATACTTAGCAAATTGACCATCAAATCCCATTAAAGAGTCTTGCACAATCTGTGTAGCATATCGTCTAAAGTTATTACCTAATCTATCTCTACCATAAATAGTCTGTAATCGTTCTGCTGCTGTTTTAACTGCTTCTGGTTTATCAGGATTAGCATTAATAAAATCTACTAACTCTTGTGCTTCTTCATTATCCGTAGATTGATAGACTCCATTAATCTTACCTCTAAGATTACTAATCATTTCATCAGTTGATGTTCCAGTAAGTGTACTATTATAAACTTCTTGTGCTAATTCATTAGCAAACTCATTACCTAAATCTTCAAAAGGTAAATAAGCTGCTCGTTTTAATTGTTGTATCGTAGTTAAATCTAATTCTGTAATTTCTTTAAACTCATCAGGTATTGGATATTTTTTAAATGTAGCAACTAACCATGCAGCAGCATTATCATACTCAGCAATATTAGTTTGTACTGCGGTTAAATATGTTTGTTCAATAAGTTGTTTAAGTTTTGGTCTAAGTTCTAATGCAGCAGTTGTTCTAAGCTTTAATGTACCTCGTTTAGGATTAATCTTAGCTGCTTCTGTAACAACTTGGTTTTCTAATTCTCTTAAAGAACCTTGTAGTCTTTCAACATGAGTATCAGATAAATCTGTAACTCTACGTTGCCTGTAATTGCCTAATTCTTCTATTAAGTCTGCCATTCTACACCTCTGGTGCTGTTATCGGTGTCTGAGGAAACTCTCCAAGTCTGGTTGTTTGTTGTTCTATTTCTTCATCAATCTTAGATAATGCTTCATCATCATCAACAACTGTTCTAGCAATTTGTTTATCTAATTCTTTGATGAAAGTATCAGATTTAATATTAGATGCTTTTGCTTGTTGTAATACTTCAAGATCAGTAGCCCAATCTCTAAGATCAAATGATTCAGGATAGTAGATAGCACCATCAAAAACTTTATTTTGCCATAATGCAAAGTATCGCCATATTTGTTCTTCAGCTAATTCCATTAACTTTGCTTTTTCAGATAGCCTTGCATTTAACAACTGGAACTCTGTTCTTAGTGCAACACCAGATACAGTTCTTTCGCTAGTTGATCTTACAGCCCCTACATGAGTTAGTCTGTTGATAGCATCAATCTTAGTCTGAATAGTTTTTAATACACTATCCAAATTTTGTCCTGATGGCTGTAAGATATAAGGCTTCAATGCTGGATCAACATTATCAGGCAATTCAATAATCGCACCAGCACCAGCACTTGCATCAACATCTCTAGTCTTAACAAGTGAAGGGTGGTTAGATAATCTTATAAGCTGTTCTATTTCAGACAACTCATTGTAGATTGATCTTTGTAAATCAGCAACATCAGTTAAGTCAGATACACCAATTCCTCTATCGTATGATCTTTGGTTATATAAACAAACTGCTGGAATACTATTTAATGGATTAGGAACAC